GCAGCCGTTATGTAACGCTCGAAGGTTGCATCGAAGCCGTGACACAGCCACTTGCTAATCACGGATTCTTTCTTAGCCAACAGGTAGCGTCAAACGAAGACGGTCACTACGTTACCACAGTTCTTATGCATGAGGATGATCCTAATTGGGAAATGATTTCTCATGTGCCACTTGTACTCGGCAAGAATGACATGCAGGGTTTGGGTAGTGCCATTACCTACGCTCGTCGATATGGCATTATGTCATTGCTTAATCTTCCTGCAGAAGACGACGATGGTAATCAAGCCTCGCGCTCAAGCGGCCCACCATTAGGCCAAGCGCAGAGCAGCGGAGGCGATTGGTAGTGTCTAGAGAAAGCAACGCGCAGTTTGTCACAAAGGGTGTTCCGTATCACCTGTGGCAAAATGCAATGCGCATGGCAATTGCGGAATACAAAGCACATTGCGCAAAGGTTAATGCACCAGACCTAAGTAAAAGAAATTGGCTTATCTTCAAGTTAAGAAAAGAAGGTAAGCTTCTAAAAGAGATTGGCGACATTGTAGGACTAAGCCCGAATGGTGTTAGAATGATAGAGGTAAAGTGTTGCAAAGCCCTTCTCAAAAACATGCAAAAACTTAAACAAAAGGAGCCAAAAGCATGGCAGAATACGACAACATAAATGACGGTGTAGCATTCCCACCATTCGAAGACATGAAGTTGATCTTGCAGGGCAAGATGAACGTCGAAGGTCGTGATAGCAAGTACGCTGTTATTACTCGTCAAACTCGTGATGGTCGTACAATTATGGAGCTATACGAAAAAGTCGGTGTAATGTTTAAGAACGACAACGGCAAAGAGGGCGCACCAGATTACAGCGGCACAATGTATAATGTCCAAGACAAGACAGCACCTTGGACTGACCCGCATGTCAATCGTCGTGTAGCTGCATGGCGCAGACAAAAAGATGGCAAGCCATACATGTCATTCAGCATCTCTGAAGTGACAGGAAAAAGTGGATCAACAGTGCCAAGCAAGTTGCCAGAAGATGACATTCCGTTTTAAATAGAGATGTTCTCCGTGGGTGTTTACACTGTTCGCGCATATTGCCTCGACACCCACTAAACTAGCCAGCCTTCGGGCTGGCCTTTTTTTCAACAGGAGTAAAGTAAATGGTAAATGTAGTGAACGTAGAAATCACACTAGATAACTTTAAGAGAGCATTTAACCGCGACCCAAACCAAGCAGAAGTCGCAATGATGATGAAGCTCAAAGCTCTTAAGCAAGAAAAACAAATCAATACCACCAACACTGGTAACACAATGGAGCGCAGCAAGAAGTCACAACAGATTGCGCTTGCCCGTGGCAAAGAAAAGAAAAAACAAAAGACAGAAGTAAAGATCAGCCCACAAGCCATGAAGGTAAACAAGATGCTGAACTATGGACTAACAGAAGAGCAGATCGCAGATGTCTTAGACAAGGATATCTTAGCTATTCGCAACTGCATGTATCGCTATCGCTTGCCGCGTGAAAGCGTAGTGCTTGACGATAAATTTGTTCAACACGCAGAGCTAGGAATGTAATCGTGTGGGCAGTGCTATGTGAATGGTCGGACTAATAGCTGCTGGCTTGGACGCCACTGCCCACTACGACAATTTATCAAAACAAAAAAGGAGGACAAGATGAAATATAAATTAGAACTAAACAAAGATGAGCTAAACCTAATTTCCCAAAAAATTTATACTGCATGGTTTGAAATTTTCTTCAGTGAAGGTGATGAAATACTCAGCGTAAAAGATGCTGATGAAAAACATATGCTAAGCAATATTCTACAAAAAATAAAGGAATTAAAATAATTAGCTGATACTGTCTGGTGCCATGTTGGCGCTACCCGTAAGTCATTGAAAATAAAATCGGAATAGTTCTTAGCTGATATAAATGTGGGCAAGTTGGCGCCGCCCTCATTTTCTTTCATTAGCTAGTTAAATATATAGGTCCCTAAGCTTAGGCCATCAACTCAAAGTGAGGCGCATCAATAAACGGACGACGACCTTGATCCAAGCGAAGCTTTGAGTAAGCATTCATAGCTGCTTCAGCCGTGCTTTTATATGTGCGAATATCACCCTCGCTCCACGCTGCACCCCACTTAATTGACGCGCCAGTCTCCTTGGCTGCCGCTGCCATCGCATCACATATCTCATCGTAGACATTCAACTCCCAGCAAACTTCTCCATCAACATAAGCAACGAGATCAACAGCATGTGAGTACTCGTCCCCTTGTGGAATATGTTTACTGTTCATTGTTTGACTGCGACCAGTCTCAACCATTCGTCGTTGTTGCTCAACGGTACGCAACCCGCAAGTCACACCAAAATCTACACGAGTTAACTTAATTGCAAGCTTCACTGTCTCAACAAGATCAGGTCGCACTCCTTCTAGCCTACTAAAGCTGCGTTTACTTAAATTAAACTGACTCATTTCTTTAACCCCCGCATCGTACGGATTCCAAACGAGGCCGCTATTGAAGCGTACATTCCCCATTGCACCCATAGTGGTGTTGTCTCCAAGTTAGCAAACCCTACCGCCATTACATCCTGCATACTTGGGATAAAGTTGGCAATCAAAATCAGAACGAATACAATCGTCCACAGCTCATCCTTCCAACTGTCTTTACTAGCTTCAATGGCAGACTGCTCCCAATCCATTTCACCAGTAGCTTGCTTCAGTTTAATCTCTGCGTTTGCTTTTTGAACCGCAGTCTTGCCATCAATGTAGCTCGTAGCTAATCCACCAATAGCAGATACTATCTGACCAATCATTTCTTTTGCTCCCCATTCATCCAGATTCCAAAGCACCCAGTCAATGCACCCATGCACACAGAAACCAAACCAGCCTGACCATTGCTAGGATCAGGCAGAGACATGTACCAGTGAACCGATTGATAGGTAAGAATAGTAACTGCAAGCATCATCAATCTTGGTATGATCTTCCAGTCATCAATGAATGTTCTCGCCATTGTAATACTCCGCTATTCGTTTGTTGGTCGTTATTATAACCACTTTCCCATTTTTGTCATAGACAACATACTTTACCACTTTTCCAAGTAGACACCCAAATACCACACAGCAAGAACCAAAAACCCCAAGGCAAACCCTATGCCCAAAACTGTAGCTATCGTTTCCATACGCTCCTCTCTGGCTTTCTCAGCAGCAATCTTAGCTGCCTTTCTCTGCTTACGCGCTTCAGCTTGCCACTGTTGCCAACGATCCCATGTGCCAGGGGGCGCATATAAACGACAGTAGGATTCAAGCTCTGCACGTTTAGCTTTTAGTTTTTCTAATTGTTGGAACTCTTCCCAATCACCTTCCGAACCACCAGTGATTGCAGTTAAAGGACTGTTCTTTTTACGCTGAACAGCGTCCTTTACATCTTCTTCCGCAGAAAGAAACTTACCAACCGCGCTGATAAGTCCCGCACTTTCTTTGCCATTACTGAGAGCTTGACGGATAACCGAATAAGCGGCGTTCGCAGCGGCAATGCTCTCAAGTATAGCCATGTCATCATCCCATTCGGAACAGAACAGATACCAAGAGCATGATTGTTGCGCCAGCCGATCCGACCAAAATGTTCTCGATCCGTTGCACACTACGCTGCAATGGTTTCAATTCCGATTCAATCTTATCGATGCGCTGATGCGCTGAGTGTACTGTACGTTTGTCCATTGTTATACTCACGGTTTAGTGGGCCAAGTTACACTGTGCGGAAAGCCAGCTTGATCTGTAATGTCTAGCAATGCTGTGCGATATGCAGACCATGCGTTCTGTTGCTCTGTTGTTAGGTCAGCCCAACGCAGTGCGTTAGATACAATAGGGTCTACCTCTATTTGCAGCAAATTATCACGCTGAAACCGAACTAATCGTGCAATCTTATCGTCATGCTCTTGTTGATTAAATGCTGCAACATCTCCATTTTGATCCATTGCCGCTTTTAGTTCAGTGTTGTCGATTGTCATATCAGTGTCGGATGGGTCTAGAAGATAAGGTATCCAACCGTATTCTGGATGATTAATCTCACAATCAATCTGCAAATTGTCTGGGCTTACAAACTTTGCGTTTCTATATTCTATGTTTCTATATTCATTCATCATGAAATCCTCAAAAGTACAGTACCGCGGTTGTTACCCGAACTGTATCCCATTACACGCCATGTTCCAGAAGGGGTATTTGATGTATCAATATAAAAACCATTGTATGCATTTGATAAGTAGTACAGGCTACTTGCGGATACGCTTCCACCAAGTGTTGTTGCTGAGCCACTGTCATCTCTACAATACGCATAAGCACCAACTGCACCCGCAGTAGATGTAGCACCAGCCCCACTTGCAATGTTTATAAGGTTCCTACTGTCATCAATAACCGTAGTACCGTTTACTTTAATCGCCATCTTCGTGTCTCCACTATTAGCTGTTTAAATTACCAAGGAACGCCATCTGTTGACGTAGGGTTAAGTTCCGCATTGATCTTGTCAGCAATCGCTTGCTCAATGTCAGCACGAACAACACCCGCCCAGACCCATTCAAGAACCGCAGCCTCAGTCAAGCTGTCGTATGCAACGAAGTCTGCCGCACTTGGATCAGGTGTGTGTGATGTAGTACCGTAAGAACCCGCTGTTGTTTCTCCGTCAACGCCATCGCAACGCCAGTGTACTACTGTCACGCCGCCATCCGCTGTGTTGCGTTCCATGTTTGCAACTGACCATGTGTATGTGATTGCCATGATTAATCTCCTAGTCTGGCTTTTAGCTCGTCAATCTGAGCCTGTTGTTCTTTGATTGCTTCGATTAGCACCCCGACAAGGTTGCCATACTTGACCGACTTAATGCCTTGGTCATTTGTGCTAACGACATCTGGGATAACTTCTTCAACCTCTTGGGCGATTACACCGACCTCTGAGTTGCCGTTCTCAATCCAATCGAATGAGACACCACGCAATGCCTTTACTGCATCCAGAGAGCCTGTCAGTGTCTCTACGTTTGTCTTGAGGGTAGCGTCTGAGGTGGTGTTGAAGTTGGCTGCGTTTACTGTGCCTGAGAAGTAGCCATTTTTGAAGCGAAGCGAAGATTCGCCTAGATCAGCAAAGTTATCACTGTTTGGATAAAATCTTGTAGTATTTAAATAAAACGCAACAGTTCCATTTAAAGCCAAACCTAAGTCATAACTATTTTCACTATTAAGAACTAGACCTTGACCGCCCCGTGACTTAATACTCCCCACAGTGGTGCCGTCTTTTTGGAAGTTAACAATATC